GTGGACGAGCTCTGGGACATCAGTCCCGAGGTCGTGTTCACAGCCTTACGGCCTTCACAGATCGCAGTCAAGAATCCGATGATGATGATGTTCTCCACCGCCGGCGACCAAGGCTCCACAGTGCTCTTACAACTTCGAGAGCAAGGGATGGCAGCGATTGACTCAGGCCGAACTGGTTCTCTGTACTTTGCCGAATGGTCACTTCCGCCCGGAGTGAGTTTGGAAGATCGGCAGTATTGGGGCTGGGCGAATCCTGCGCTCGGTACGACGATCACGATGAAGGCGTTAGAGCTTGCGTTTGACTCACCGAATCGTCAAGCGTTCATCCGAGGCCATCTGAATCTGTGGGTAGATTCAACTAACTCGTACCTACCGATTAACTTGTGGAACGATCGCAAGAGTGTGGATCCGATGCCTCCGATCCAGTGGCTCGTCATTGACTCATCGGTTGACGAGTCACGCTATGTCGGGATCGGTTGCGCGTACGACGGGACGCGCGTGATCGTGACGACCGAGTTTGTCGTGGAGTCCGCTCAGCAGATGTGGGCCGAAGTCGTGACTCGAATGTCGGACGCATCAGTCAAGCTCGCGTGTACTCCATCGCTGGAGATCCACTGTCCCCCAGATCTGCGCCGGCGGATGACGATCGTCGGCTATGCGGAACTGATCAAGTGGACAGGTGCAGCTCGTGCGATGATCGTTGAGGATCGCGTCCGCCACACTGGAGACCTTGCACTCTCGGAACATTTCGCTCGAGCGGTAGCAGTCAAGACTGGCGGAGCGATCGTGCTCAGCTCGCAGAAGAGTCCGGGGCCGATAGAGCTCGCCCGATGTTCAGTGTGGGGCATCATGCTCACATCACGACCGAGAGCATCAGCGAAACCTCAGATGGCTTTCGGCTGACCCTCGTGGACACGCTCCGAAAAGTCTGAGAGAATCCGAGGGATGGCACTCTTCGGAAGTAAGAAGCAAGACGCGACCCCAGCGTTCGCACACGCACCGCTTCAAGCTGCAGCAGGTAGCGCCTCACAAAGCGGACTCGGCCAGTTTTGGAGTTACACCGTCGGGGCGGCTTCAGAGCTGGCCTTGTCTGTGCCTACCGTGTCTCGAGCGACACAGATGATCATCTCTCTTGTCGGCTCACTTCCCCTCCGCCATTACACGACACAGTTCAACGGCGAACGGTACGAGAAGATCTATCTTGAGAACGAATCATGGATGGACACTCCAGATCCAACCCTGACGCGTAACTTCGTCATGTCGAATCTGTGCATGGATCTCATGATGCGCGGACGCGCGTTCCTCTATGTGACTTCACGCAGCTCCGCTACCGGACGGCCTCTCGCTTTCCAGTGGATGCCCTGCGAAATGGTTGACACATTGGATCAGCCCGGCCCACAGTTCTTCGGAAAATCCAACAGCATCACATTCAACGGGATCAACATTCCGACACAAGATGTCATCCAATTCCTCGCACCCGTTCAAGGATTCCTCTGGACAGGTCGCCGAGTCCTAGAGACCGCCATCAAACTAGATCGCTCCGCTGAACGCTTCGCCTCAAATGAGATCGTCGCTGGATACTTACAGCAGACCGACAGCTCTGAACCGCTTGACGCTGAATCACTTGGTGAGCTCGCTGCAGCATGGTCAAACGCTCGACGCGTGAACGCTGTCGGAGCCTTGAACAGTGCTGTCAAGTACGAACAATTTGACACCGACCCCAGCAAGCTCCAGCTCGTGGAAGCGCGAAACTTCAGCGCACTCGAACTGTCACGCGCGATCGGAGTTCCGGCGTACCTTCTCGGAATCGGGATCTCTGGTTACAACTACAGCAACGCGACACAGGCCAAGCAGGATCTCTATCTGCTCGGAGCCAAGCTATACATGGATTGCATCCAAGAAACCCTCAGCGGAACAGACATCCTGCCTCGTAATAGGTTCGTGGAGTTTGACACCGAAGATCTGATAGAAGATGTTGCAATGAATCGCTCAGAGATTGACATTGAACAACCTGCCTCTATGCGAACACCTCAGGAGATGCCCTCATGATTCGACTTACTGCTCAACAGATCACACTTGACGCTTCCGCCGATGGCGAACCATCACGCCAGATCACTGGGCTCGCCGTTCCTTGGAATGTCAAGGCCCAACTGAGTGGTGGCGAGAGTGTGATATTCCTTGAGGGCTCACTTCCCGAAGATGGCCCGATGCCGAAGCTCTTGGAATACCACGACGAGACACGCGTCATCGGTCGCGTCACCGAGCGCGTGTCCACCGCCGAGGGCATGATGTTCGTCGCCAAGCTCAGCGCCACTCGTGCAGCTGACGACGCTCTCGCACTGCTCGCTGATGGCGCTCTAGATTCGGTCTCCGTTGGCGCAGTGCCTACAAAGTTCAAACGCCTCGCAGACGGGACTCTAGAGGTCTCTGAAGCGAAGTTCGTAGAGCTCTCGGTCGTCACGACACCGGCATACGCCGACGCTCAGGTCTACTCAGTCGCTGCCTCTTCACCCGAAGAGGAAGCACCCGACGAAGAAGAAGAAACACCAACCCCAACCCAACCATCCGAGGAGGATGAAATGTCAGAAGCAATCGAAGCAGCAGTACCCACTGCTCCCATCCAGTACGCAGCACCGAAGCGCGAGTTCAAGCTTCCCACTATTGCGGAATACATGATCAAGTTCGCTGCAGGCGGATCCGAGTTCGCTGAGTTCAACCAGCGCATCGTTGCAGCAGCTCCAAATGTGACCTCAACCGACACACCCGGCATCTTGCCAGTGCCGATCATCTCGCCAATTTACAACTCGTTTGTACCCAATTATCGTCCACTAATCACCGCTATGGGCGTTCGCCAGATGCCAGCATCGGGCAAGGTGTTCATCCGTCCGAAGGTCACCACGCACACGACCATCGGTGCATCCAACGGCGAACTCGTCGCACTTGATCAAGGCACTTTTGTCGTGGACGACATCCAGATCACGAAGGCCCTCTACGGCGGATATGTAAACCTGTCCGAAGAATCAATGGACTTTACCTCGCCCGAGGTTCTCGGTGCATTGATTGACGACATGGCACGCATCTACGCGAACGCCACCGATGTCGCAGCTTGTGCAACATTTGAAGCAGGAGTCACCCAGACCGAAGCATTGACCTCAGGATCAACACCTGCCGACTGGGTAGCGTTCATCTACAACTCAGCAGAGCAGATCTTGACCAACTCGAACGGCAACCTGCCCAATGTGCTCGTCATGTCACCTGCGTATTACGCGTCGCTCGGAGCACTTGTGGACGATGCTGGTCGTCCGTTGTTCCCGAATGTCGGCCCACAGAACGCAGTCGGCACCGGCGCATCGGCCTCAACCTTTAACGGCAACGCTTTCGGCCTGTCGCTCGTGGTTGACCGCAACTTGGTCGCTGCAGGCGGAAAGAACCTATATGTCGGTGACAGCACTGGTTTCGAATGCTGGGAACAACAGCGCGGAGCTGTCAGTGTTGAACTTGCAGACGGCGCACTCGGTCGAGTTATCAAGTTCCGAGGCTACTTCTCGTCTGTCATGATTGACGCGACGAAGTTCGTCAAGCGAGCCTGAACCGACTAGACGAGTAGAGGGAACGAACGATGGCAACATTTACAGTCACGCATCAGATGGTGCTTGACAATGTTGCCGTCGTTCAGACTCTTGAAAACACTGACATAGCGATCGGTCAGACGATCACACTGTCAGGATGTGCAGCACAGCTCAACGGCAGTCATGTCGTCTTCGCTGTACCGACCTACCTGTTCCTCGGCATTGACGAAGAAGGCGACTACCTTTTTGATCCCGATGTCATCATCCCGAACCAGCTGCTCTTCCAAGATGTCGGCGACGACCTCCCTCGAGAAGCAGTCACTCCAGTCGGCTCGCTCGTCTGGACTCAGACCTGCACATGGATCACAGTAAGCGATCTCACCGAGTTCCTCGGCATTAGCGGAGCAACCGCCAACGACACAGCTTTCATGACCTCATCAGTTAACGCTTCAAATGCCTGGTCGTTTAAACGCAGAGTTCAGGCTGGCTATCACGACAGTCTTACAACCGTCCCTGATGCTGCCGTCAAAGCTGGTGTCGTGCTCATGGCTGCATCGTTGTACCGTGAGCGCGGAAGTTTGGACTCCTTTAACAGTTTCCAAGACATGAACATCAGCGCACCTGTCGCTTCAATGGGCCGAATCAACCAGTTGCTCGGCATCAAGAGATCGCAAGTGGCATGAGATGGCTGGCATCTTCACAGAAACGATTGATGCTGTCTCAGCGACGATCACGGCTCTCGGCCTTGTGCCGGTCACTGATCCTCGGAACGCTCGACCTCTTACTGTATTCATTGAGCTTCCTACTTTCAGTTCGTTCAATAACCAAACGGCGGACATCACGATTGATCTCCGAGTGTTGGGCGCGCCACCCGGCAACCAAGACA